GGCTTCGTAGTCCCTGAGCCCGTCGACATTCGATTCAGCATCATAGTCCCCCTTGTTCCAGCCTACTTTGCAATCATAGGGAATGGAAAGGGTCCTGCCGTGCTTGAGGGGTATCTCCTCCACCAACATTTCCTGAAGCTGCGGAATGATAACATCTTCATCCTCTTCTTTGTACATGAATGTCAGGGCGTCGTGGTCTTGCATCATTATGAGACAAGGGCGAAGCCGCCAAATGCGGAGCATGGCTCTGTTTACTATATCGGCGAGGGAGCCTTGTGGATTATACGCAATAGCTTCACGCAACGTTGACGGATCTGATCGTCTACCGAAGAACCATCGTTTACGGCCTGTAAGAGTGATGAGATATCCGTCAGTACGCAAAGAGGAATCTGTACTTGCGTGCCATCGAAGGTGCGCGGGAAAAGCGCTGAAATACTTTGGTTGAAATCCGATAACAACTGGCTCTGGGAGGTTGGTTTGCATGGCGAGGGTTTCGGGTTGGCCTTTGTAGTTGGAGCCATGTCCCAGTTTCTTGCACATGAAACGGTATGAGTAATGACGATAGAACGGTCGGTCAGCAATGTCTCTGTCCTTTCGGAGATCACCTGTCCAACCAAGTCCTGGCCAACATATTCTAGCAACAGCTGTGTGCACGTCCCCAGATTCGACCGCATCTAGATATCTCCAATCGTTGAAGAGGTTTCCCTCAATGGCTCCCACTACATAGGACTCCCCGGCCTTGGCGTCGAACTTGGCGAACTTCCATCCCCAATCGGCGATGAATACGCTTCTAAGGCTTTCCTCCACGTTTTGAAGATTTCCGCCAGTGCCAAATTCAGAGTAGCTCGAACTAAAGCGTCCTGTATTTGTTCCACTGATGTTATAGCTGGTCCTGATTCGTCCATCGGGGTCTACTCCGGTCCTGAGGAAATCTATCTTCTTCTGAATCTCACGCATGGTTAGGAGGTGGTTTACTATAGGCCGGGCCACGAGGAAGAGTTGCATCTTCTCAAGGGCCTTGTGGTCACAAGTCGGGCGGCCTTGCTTGCGGATGGTGGGGATCCCTAAGTGGGTGTAGAAGAGCTTTTGCAGATCGGCGTTGGAGCGCCACGAGAAGGAGGGCATCCCGACTCCGTCGAGGACTATCTGCTCAAGCTGTCCTTCGAGTCGGTCGATGACGTCGTAGTACTCATCGATGACATCCTGTCTTCTAGCTTGATCAACTAGAATACCACGCAGGCCCATTTCTAGGACAGGACCTTGTAAGGCTTTAGAGAAGGCGTAGGTAGGCCCTGTGTGCTCATCGAGTTGGGGGAGAAGAACGTCTAAGATCTCTAGAGTACAACAAACATCCAAACCGTTGTAGATTTGGTCTCTTTCCCATTGAGAAGGGATGTCATCAGGTTGGACCTCATGCGTTTTTATTATTCGCATAGCCCAACTCTCTCATTCGCTTGTGAAGTAGTTTGTGGTATTCCGAATTAGGGCATATCACTAAGTTATAAGGCGTGAAATTATCAGCCCTATCCTCATTCATGTGATGAACCTCTACTTCAGGTGGAAGTGGTTTACCCAAAGCTTTCTCGGCCAATAGACGATGTTGTAAGTGCTTCACTCCATCTACCCACAGCTCTATATAACCCTGTCTGTTTATGTGGGGCTCAGATTTCTTTCGAGGTGTGTTTGGTGTTGCTCTCCACCATTGGAGATAGTGCTTTTGGCACATGCCCCGCCGACCAACGTCTGCACCGCGATCACAGTCTTCAATTATACAATGCATCAGTTATCCCTCTTAATTGTTGTATTACTGAATTTTCTCTCTGATTTCCATGGACCTTCATCGGTATAAATTGAGCCCAAATACCCCAATCCTTTTAAAGACTCAGGTTGCAAGGCATGGTGACAGAGCATCGAATCCTCTGCTGCTCCCATCACCGCGATTCCATAAGAGCGCAAGATGAAGGGCACATCGTAGAGGCCATTTTGGAAGACCTTCGGGATTGATTGATCCTCAAGCACGTCACGAATGTAGCCCCAACATCGTCGTTCATCTGCCGCAGTAGGCCAATAGCTTCCGCTCTTTGTTCTTTCGTCATGGATTGGAATAACGATCGCAAGGTCCTTTCTTGGTGCAAAGCCAATGCATGTGATTTGTGTGCCGCTTGTCTCAATATCGACAGATAACATGCTGCATCCTTTGATATGATCTTGAATGAAGCGATGGATGTCTTCGAGACTGGGCTCGATCCAGATTTCTCGCTTGGGACGTTTGACATCGGAGGTGTCCTTTTCTTTCAGGATTTTAGAAAGGTCCGCTACGGTTGTGGGTCGGAGTTCCCATTGCCGGGTGATGGCGGATGGGTGATAAGTAAGTAAAAGCTTATAGCCGCTAACAGTGTGAGTGCTGACGCAAGTCGTTCCGCGAAGTTTAGTGATACCAACCCGGCCAGCCATAGCCCACAGAGCAGAATTACCCAAGCAGACAATGAGATTAGGGTCATGAGCAATAACTTCATCACCCAATCGATCAAGTTCATGTTGGAACTCCTTTCGGACGTATTTGGATTTCTGAAGGATTGGGTACCCCGGAACGGATTCGGCCTTCCCGCCACAGAAGTACAAGAGGTCATTGCCTGGAGGGTGCTGTTGGAAGACATTGGTGCGGTATAGCTCCGGGTGAAGGTCCCATATCGCCGCGAGAGCGTAGGGATCCTTGGACCGGTACCACTTCGAGAGATGGGTGCGGTCCTCGGGGGTAAGGGTGATGACCTCTGCGTCACTGAGCATCCGAAGCAACTCGGCTCCGGTTGCACCAACGAAGCCCTTGCCGATCTTGGCTTCGTTTTCGCCTTGGGCTTCGCCGAGGAGGAAGATGGGTTTCACAGGAGAAATCTCGTGCTTTCGGATGGATCAGGTGCGTTCTCAATCCAATACACATACTTACGCTGCATCCTGGCCCATCTGATCTCACGGCTGGTGCTGAAGCCAACATAAGACCCAGGATTGATCACAAGGATTGCATCAGAATTGAGTATCTTGTCTAGATGAACCAGATCCAGAACTATCTTTTCCTCTTCTGTGACGATCTTCTTGTCATCCTTTCCTGCATCCTTTGCCTCGCGGCCGAATAGGGAAAGGCTGTATACGGTATGACCGGCCACAGCCAGCTTATGGTTCCACTCATGAAAGAGAGGTTCGAAGCGAGTGCTTCCGCATAGGGTGATTCTCATCATCGTTGTCCTTGCAACCTTCGAATCTCATCATCCAAATACCACTGAGCCTTCTTCAAGTTCTCTACGGGATCTCCTTTGTCATTGTAGCGCCAGATGTACTTGATGGCATTCCCGACGTTGAAGTTGAGGTGCCGAGTGATTTCAATACATTCAACACCGCTTGGGTGGCGACGGTAATGGGAGGGATTGATCGGGTCTTCCGCCAAGGCCGGAGCACTGAGGGTTTCTTCGTTAGACACCTTTGTATCGTTCGGTGATCCCGGTGCATAGCCCGGCACAGGTACCCTATGGATCTGCCCTCGACGTAAGCTCGGCGGCACAACGCTCGGTCCAACGGGGTCATGTGTATCCGCGTCTGCGAGGGCTTTGATCCCATCGACCATCTCCTGTTGCATGTCATCGGTGAGTTGGAAGGGTTTTGTCATCTCGGGATTCCTTCAGAAAGGGGAAGGGAGGCATTTGCGCCCTCCCTTCCAGTTAGCCAGCTAGGGAACTCATAGCCGGCGGGAGGCCTCAGGAAAGCACTGGGGGAGTTTCCTTCCTGAGGGAGCCTTTGTTAGTCTACCCGGGCGGTCGAGCCGACCTTTGAGAATATCCGTTTGGTCTTTTCGGACTGCTCATGCTTGATGTTGATGATGACCTCGGAGTTGGGGACTTCGTCCAACCCCTCAGCCATGGACTTGCCGGTCAGATCCACCCCGCAGTTGATGATAAACTCCTTCAGCATGTTCGCCGACTTGGGGGTGATGTAGAAGATGTTTTCCATCTCCTGCCCCGCAATGGTTTCACCATCGGCCTCGAACTCGGCGATGGCATCGGGATCCACATCGTCGAGGGGGGCGATGATCTTGTGGATGAACTTCAACTGGGGGGTTTTCTTCAGAGATGATTCTCCCTGCTCTGGAAGTCCTATCACAACGGAGTGGTAGGACCCCTCGGGCAGGGTCGGCATTGGTTTGATTTCTTCAGAGGGGCGGTTCAGAATGTCCTGGAAATTTGCCATTTTCATCGTGCTTTCATAAGGGGTTAGAGTTCGTCATTGTCATCTGGGTTGGTGAAGGGGTCTTTGGTGTAGTCATGGTAAGGCTTGGCCGGCCGTTGGGGCCATTGGTTCTCCTTTTGCAACGCTTTGGTTTCTTCCCAGAGGGCTCTCTCGATTGTGGCGTAGAGTTCGAGTGATCCGCTGATGTTGATACAGGACAGGGCCTCAAGGGCGATGGAGAGGTTCTTGATGCGGAGGGTGGGGTCAGTCACGGGGTGATCCATCAGGTTGCCGAGTGAGAGCGATGTTGACCCACATAGCAACCTCGCGGAACTTGCGTAGAATGTAGGTTTTATCTGGGCCCTCTGGTAGTAAGGCTTCCATGGCATTGGCGTAGACGAAGGCGCGTTGTCGAGCCTCTTCCATCTGCTTGATCTGTTCCTCGGATGGCTTCAGATATTCGAAGGTCGATACATGCACTAGACTCTCCTTTGCAACGTAACCGCCTTGGGTCGTG